CTTCAATTCAACCAGTGCGAGTCCAACATGGGGTCCAGAATGGTTGACCACAGATGCCGTGGGAATGACCCTCAGGGAAGAGGGAGATGTGGAGTTAACACAAAAAGGCATAAAGCCACTGGAACAGTTCACAAGGAAGACCAAGACAACAGTACACAGATTCGTCACACACGAACCCATGTTCAGGGCCAGTGTCATTGGCAACGATGGTATCATCCCCATTGATCCGGACGACAAGAAGCAATGGAGCAGATTGGCCAACACACCAGGCACGGCGGAGTACATCAACATGCAGAACAGGTTAAGCACCAACAGTGCGATCAGAGATGCGCAGTACCAGGCGGACGCATTAGAATATGTCAAACAGAAAATGGGATCAAGCACGGATGCCATCAAGGCAAGGCAACTACTGACCGAGTTTGGAACCAAGTACAATGGGATCTACGGAATCACGGATAGAATCAATCTACCATTTGACATAAAGGACAGCATATCAGAGAAGATCAAGGGCATAGACTTCAACACGCCTGCTAAAGATCTCATAAACAGTCTCTCATCACAGGTGGTGGAGAAGTTCACAGGCAAGAGCACGGAACTGTTCAAGGACAACGTTTTCGTCAACCAAGCAGGGCAACTTTTCACGTTAGGCAATAACACAGTTTCAGGAATCTCAGGCAACATAGATCTGGCTAACAACGCACTCAACTCAGTTCAAGGACTGACCAAGAATCTATCAGCGGGTAACATAGAAGGTACCATAGCCAACCTCAACAGCATCACACAGACATACTCCAGCGTAGTGGGTGGCAAGATAGTGGGAATGAACCAGGTCAAGAGCCTGGCCAGCAAGGCGGGACTGTTCAATGCCAGGGAAGCCGCCATGGGAGGACAGACCTTCCTACAGAATGTGGGTGCTAATCTCGTAAGCAAGATAGGCAACATAGGTGGTGCCGTTAAAAACTTTTTTAGTGGGTTTAAATTCAGCGACCAGAGACTCAAAGAAGATATAAAATATATTGGTAAATCGTTATCTGGTGTCAACATATATTCGTTTAAATACAAGCAGTTGCCGGGCACATACCAGGGCGTGATGGCACAGGAAGTGCCGTGGGCCAGTGTTATGACCGACACGGGATTCTACATGGTGGACTATAATAAAGTAGATGTCGAATTCAGGAGATTGGACTAATGGCAGAGAACAACAGGGACCTATCAAACAGGAAAGTGACCTTCAAGGGTTTCAGTAGCCGTGCTGACAAGCAGAACTTCAAACTGTATGATTTCGAGGTGGCCAAGCAAGACCTTATCAACAGACTTTCGGTCAGGAAAGGCGAGAGAGTTGAGAATCCAGAATTCGGGACTATCATATATGATGCATTGTTTGAACCATTCACGGAAGCGTTGAAAGACGCTATAGTTGAGGACGTAACAGCCAATCTCAACGCAGATCCTAGAATCAGCACACAGGAAATACTGGTCACAGAGGCGGACAAGGGCATAGCCATACAGGCCACTATAACATATGTGCCCCTGAACATCACTGAGAAACTGAGATTCAACTTCGACGAGAACAGCCTACTGCGTCTATCTTAATATACGCACATTTCCTAGCATATAAATACCGTTGTATATACAATGGCCACAACAGATAGACAGAACAGATTACTAGTAGCGGAAGATTGGAGAAAGATCTACCAGGCCTTCCAGCAGGCCGACTTCAAGAGTTACGACTTCGAGACACTGCGTAGGACCATGGTGGCCTATCTCCGGGAGAACTATCCAGATGATTTCAATGATTTTGTTGAGAGTTCTGAGTACATAGCCCTCATAGATCTTATAGCCTACATCGCACAGGCGTTATCATTCAGAGTGGACCTCAACGCCAGGGAGAACTTCCTAGAGACGGCAGAGAGGAGGAACTCTGTACTTAGACTGGCCAGATTGATCAACTACAACGCCAAGCGTAACAAACCAGCCACAGGACTTCTTAAAATAGATTCTATATCAACCACACAAGACGTGAGAGATTCTTCAGGCACGAATCTAGCAAATCAGACCGTAATCTGGAATGATTCGGCAAATTCAAATTACAGAGAGCAGTTTACATCCATACTGAACGCGGCCAATCAAACAGGACAACTATTCGGCAATCCCAGGGAATCAAACACCATAGGTGGAATCAGCACAGAGGTCTACACCCTTAGTTCCAATCAACTTGATCTTCCTATTTTTAGTTTCCAAAAGTCGGTGGGCGGTATATCGAGATCCTTCGAGATAGTACCCAGCACGATTAATGATTCGGAATCCATATACGAATCATCACCAGTATCAGGCACGGGGCTGACCTACACCTATAGATCAGATGGTGCAGGCGACAGCTCGAACAACACGGGATTCTTTTTTCTTTTCAAACAAGGCACAATGAACAACCAAGAGTTTACTGTGGATAGTGCGACAACCAATTACGTCAAGAGTTTAAATGTCAATGACATCAATGACACAGATGTTTGGTTGTATAAGTTGGATCAGTTTGGACAGATTGTTGAACAATGGACCAAGGTTCCCACACTGACTGGCAACAACGTCATTTACAATTCACTGTCAAAAAGCGAAAGAAATATCTACAACGTGGTCACAAAGAATAACGATACCGTAGATCTAGTGTTTGGGGACGGTAACTTCTCAAACCTACCACTGGGATCGTTCAAAACGTATTACAGGATCAGTGACAATGCCAAGTACGCCATACAGGTTGCAGACATGCAGAACATACAGATTACTGTGCCATACATTGATGCCAATGGTGCACAACAGACATTGACTGTGACAGCGAGTCTCAAATCTGGAGTGTACAACGCCGCGGCTACCGAATCAAACGATTCCATAAAGGAGAAAGCATCACAGGTATACTACTCGCAGAACAGGATGATAACTGCGGAGGACTATCAGGTTGTCCCTCTGTCAGCGTCACAGGAGATTGTGAAAGTGAGATCCGTGAATAGATCCGCTTCTGGTATATCAAGGGCAAAAGAAATTTTAGATCCTACGGGAGCATACTCCAACGTTTCGGTGTTTGCAGAAGACGGCATATTGTACAGAGAAGAATCTCTACAGCAATTCACATTCACGTTCAACAATAGGAGCAACATACGATCAACTATAGATACGTCTGTGGAGGCGAAACTAAAAGAAGCATATGCTAGACAGTTCTATTATCTCAAATACGGAACCAAAGATGTAAGCACACTCACGGCCACTTGGAATTCCACGACAACATCCACCAACACCAACACAGGTTACTTCACATCAGGAGGGGCATTGGTACTAGGTGATTTCGCTACCTCCAACATGAAGTTCGCTAAACCGGGTGCATTGATAAAATTTACATCGCCGGACAGCAGGCGATTCCTTAACGGAAAATTGGTAACATCAACAACTGACAACTCCGAGGACAGGACATGGGCCAAGATAGGAGCGGTGGTGTTGGACGGTGCCAACAGTGGTATAGGCAATCTCGAGTCAGGTGTTGGACCAGTGACACTGAACGATATCATACCACACGGCTCGGTGGTTAACGCTATAATACCTAACTTCACCACGTCGTTCTCAGAAGATCTAGAATCTGATCTCATAGATAGGATAGAAGCCTACGAGGAATTTGGACTGAGATATGATGTCGACACAGAGACCTGGAAGGTCATAACCGCAACTAATCTAAGCACCAGTTCGGTGTTCAACCTAACCAATACTGGATCTGTTACCGGCACCAATGCTGATGCAAGTTGGTGGTTCAAGTTTACCAATGATGGCAACACATACACAGTACAATACAGGAAATTAGAGTACATATTTGAGTCTGAATCACAGAACAAGTTCCATTTTGATAGAACAGAGAAGATCTATGATTACAAGACAGGTAGAAGTGTCAAGGACACAGTGAAGATATTAAAGACCAACAGCATAGTCTCGACGGGCAATAGTGTGGGTTATCCCATCACCTGGCAGGTCGTAGACACGGTCACGGAGGCGGACGGTTTCCAGGACAATAGGAAGGTCAAGGTCGGTTTCTATGATGATGATGACGATGGCGTCGTGGACAATCCTGATATATTTGATATAATTGTTGAACCAACACTGTCTGAATCGACTAAATTCGTTTTCTTCGAGAAGTATCTATCCTATGACAACATAGAGAGGTACAGGCCATATGCATCAACTAATTTCATAGTGACGCAGAATGAGGCAGATATCAATCTCAACACCACATCCTACACCAACGGACAGTTGTTCTATTTCTATGACTCAGCCGAGGATGTTATCAAAAAGTACAGTTCTACAACGAACACAATTTCAACTACCACAGATTACCTAGCCAGACGAGGCAGAGCATCTATCAGTTTCCAATACAAACACCACGCGGGACAGGAGACCAGGATAGATCCAAGCGTTTCAAATATCGTGGATGTGTATTTGTTAGAGAGGACATACGACAACCTATTTAGGATTTGGCTACAGGAAGGAGGTAGTAAACCTTCTACTTCAACATCGGATCAACTGCGCATCAACTACTCGGGTGTGTTGAATCCTCTGAAGTCACTGTCTGACCAAATCATATACCATCCTGTCAAGTACAAGATACTGTTCGGCAACAATGCCGATGAGGAACTTCAAGCCACTTTCAAGGTTGTAAAAAATACCAAGACCAATGTATCAGATGCAGTGATCAAGACCAAGGTGATTGCCGCCATGAACGAATTCTTTGCATTGGACAACTGGGATTTTGGAGACACTTTTTACTTCACAGAACTAGCCGCTTACATACACAACCAACTGGCACCAGACCTACTAACAGTGGTGATCGTGCCAAACCAGTCAGGACAGAGTTTCGGGTCTCTGTTCCAACTCAACTCAGCGGCAGACGAGATTTTCATCAGTGGGGCCACCGTTGATGATGTTTCAATAATAAGTGCTTTGGGAGCCAACCAATTAGCGGCATCAGGCACTGTTGTGACATCAACATCAACTGCCACTACCAACACCACCACAGGATCAGCGGTATCAGGCTCTACTACAACAGGTTCCGGTTCGACAACCGGCAGTAGTGGGGCAGGATACTAATGGCCGACGATCCGATCAATGCGCTGACCAACAACGAGGTTGTCAAGCAAGGCAACAACGAGTATAAGCGTACTGTACAGCACCTACCAGCATTCTATAGGACCGACACAAACCAGCGTTTCCTCGCCAGCACATTGGATCCATTGGTACAAAAGGGTTCACTGGAGAGATTGGACGGGTACATAGGAAGACAGGACGCCTACACCAGACAGATAACAGACAGATACATAAGTGCCACTAGCAGGGATAGGTTCGCATACCAATTGGAACCTGCGGTGACCTACACGGACAGGGACACAACTTCCGTAAATCCAGAAGATCAAGTCAAGTTCACGGGTACATACGACGACTACATCAACCAGATACAGTACCTGGGAGGTAAAGTCAACAATCATGACAGGCTCAATAAGGAGACCGTGTACAGTTGGAACCCGGCCATAGACTACGATAAATTAATTAACTACAGGGAATACTACTGGATACCAGAAGGTCCGGGTTCGATCGAGATCGATTCTGTTGGACCAAGTGCAGTTGTAGAATATAAAGTTGAACCATATTCGGATAACTCAGGATGGGAGTTCCCGCACAGGGAAAACGAAAAAAATCCTATAATAACTTTGTACAGGGGCAACACCTATAGGTTTGACGTCAACGCACAAGGACACCCATTCTGGATAATGACGGAACCCTATAAGAGCAAGATTTCTGTGGATGGTTCCACTTCGACAATATTCAATACAGGTATCACAAACAACGGTACAGACAAGGGTACGGTAACATTCACAGTGCCTACGACAGGTGCACCAGACATTTTATATTACCAGTGTGGCAATCATGACGCGATGTATGGCATATTACAGATCAAGGATGCAACGGCCACAGCGGCGATCGACCCAGCGAACGATATTATAGGTGTCAAGAACTACAGCCTGAGGACTTTGGAATTGTCAAACGGCATGAAGATAAAATTCACAAGCAGTTTGGTACCAACAGCATATCAAGGTAAGGAATACTATGTTGAAGGGGTTGGAGAATCGATAACCCTTACCAACGTGGATGATCTGATCACACCTGCCAGTTACGCCACAGAGACCACAATACTTTACGATTCGGTGTCCTACGATACACGTCCCTACGCGCTGGCCTACTACACACCGGAAACCAAGGACTACATAACCATCAAGAGAGACTCACAGGACCAGAACGCCTGGTCGAGATACAACAGGTGGTTCCACAGGTCCGTGATAGAAGAGACTGCGAGGATAGGCGGTTTCACCCCTGTGCTCAATGAGGATGACAGGGCCAAGAGACCCATCATAGAGTTCGATTCGGGTCTGGCACTTCACAATCACGGCACGGTGGCCAAGAGGTCGGTCACGCTTTATGACACGGTGACAACAGACGCTTTCAGCAATGTTATTGGACAGACTGGATACATAGTGGATGGTCTTTCACTGGCAAAGGGAATGAGAGTCATATTCGCCGCAGACACCGATCCGATAGTAAAGAACAAGATATACGATGTGGACTTCGTGACAGCGGGAGATTCCACACAGGTGATAGCACTGACAGAAGCGTCAGATGGTGTACCAGCAGATAACGATTCCGTGTTCATCGAGTTCGGAACAACAAACCAGGGCAAGACTTTCTATTACAATGACACAACGGAGTCATGGACTGAGGCACAGCAGAAGACGGGAATGAATCAACAGCCGTTGTTCGGCATGTGGGACGACAATCACGTCAGTTTCGCAGATGCTACAACTTATCCAAATTCGTCATTCGCAGGTGCCAAGGTTTTCTCTTACGCAACCTCAACGACGGCCACGGTTGATACTGTGCTGGGCATAAGGGTCAAGTACAACACCATAAACAACGTGGGAGACATAGTGTTTGAATCAGATCATACTTCAGGCACGTTCACTTACAAAGATGGTAACCGTACGCTGACGAAAAATCTAGCGGAGGGACACCTGCACTACACCACAGGTAGGAGCACACACAACTCCAGGAGCGCCTGGATCAAGAGGACCAACGAGAGCCGACAACGTGTGATAAGGACTTTCATCGTGGACGACACGGAGAAACAGTTGTTCCCGATAGACTTCTACAAGAATTCAGCCTCATTGACGGATCTCGAGGTATCAGTTTCTGTTAATGGCACGAGAAAAACCATAACAACGGATTACACCTTGGTCGACGGAACCAATAACAAGTATGTTCGATTCAACAGCGAGTTGCAAGTCAATGATCAGATCAGGATAGCGGCACACAGCACCGCTGACAAGGTCGCTGACAAGGGCATATATGAGATACCAGAGAATTTAGCGACCAACAGTCTCAACCAACAGTTGGGCAC